GGGGGGGGGGGAGGGGGGGGGGGGGGGGGGGGGCTAATAGGGCGCGAAAAGATAGGCTCGGAAGGAGAGACCCCCACCCCCCCTTTTTTGCCTTCCCCCCATCCGGAAAGGGACCCCCCCTACCCCAACACAAACCCAAAATTTGACTAAAAATAAAAACGTATCCACACCCAAACAAAAAATAAACCCATGACTAAAAATACAAACGTACAATCATCATTCACCCCACCCCCTTTTTGGGACCCCCCTATACCTAGGTACAATTTGGATGGCGGTGATTGTACCTAACTGGCATTTTGGTACAGTCAACAGCAAAAAGCCGCCAGAGTTTCCCCTGACGGCTTGGTAATCTCCCCGGACGTTTGGTACGGGCTATGAATTGCCTATGGGGCGCTTCATTGTCTTAAACCACGCCCCCGTACAGCGTGGCAGCATTGTGTCCTATCAAGCGGACAATCAGCCGCACGACCAAGCCGCGAACACAAAACAGCAAGGCCCAACGATATATAGCATAATACTGGCGGCTTATAAGAGCTGCAACACCCCAGCGTCAGATTGAATTGATTCGACATTCAAATAGTGGTAATAAAAAAGACATCTTTTCAATGCATTATGCGTGAGAAGCGGGAGAAATCGCTATGGCGCAAAATTCTTTAAGTTTAGATATCATAGTTGAAACTTTAAAGTTTTATGAAAATGCGGAACGAAAAGTTAATGTCGCCGCTAAAATGTCGGGCGTCCCAATAAGTACATACAAAGGGCGGCTTGCGACATCTTTGCTTAAATTCCCGGAAGGATTGAGCCAAGCACTTTCTCACTCCACCAATCAAGAGCGTTCCACTTGGACCTACCCACGCATCAAATACATTGAAGCACCAAAGACCAAATGGATCATAGGTTCCGATCTTCATGTATGGGAAGGTGAGCCAACCTTAATTTACAAAGCGTTTGTCAAGGTTGCGAAATCTTTAAAGGTTGATGGGATTATAATGAACGGGGACGTGATTGACGGGGCTAGGATATCCCGCCATCCGCAAGTAAGGGGTTCTAAGGCTCCTCGTATTGAGAAGGAGATAGAAACCGCCAAGGCGTGGCTTAAAATGCTTCCTAACGCCAAATACAAACTATGGACACTGGGCAACCACGATCTTCGCGTTGATAATTACATAGCGGCTAATGCGTCTGAACTGGATGGGTATATACTTTCCCTCCAAGAGCATTTTACCGATTGGGATTTTTCTTTTGCTTTTGACATTAACGAAACTGAAATCCGCCATAGGTTCCGGTCAGGCGTCCATTCCGGCTACAATAACACCCTTCATAGCGGAATTAACATTATCACGGGCCATACGCACCAGTTGCAAGTGACAGCTATGCGGGACAGGAAGGGTTCTCGTTGGGGCGTTGAAACTGGAATGCTGGCGGACCCTCAGGGGCCACAGTTTCAATATTCGGAAGGAACCCCTTCACGCTCTCAACAGGGCTTTGTTGTAATTGCCTTTGACGAAGACGGGGTAATGTTCCCGCCAGAAATGTGCGAAATGATAAATGGCCGCCCCGTTTTCAGGGGCGACCACGTTTTGTAAATACAGCTTACTGCTCGTCGCTATCTTCAGCTTCTTCCGAATCCGATTCAGTTGGGTATTCGTACTCAACTTCAATTTCGACCAGCTTATCAACACCGTCTTCGTTTTTGACAACTTTCAAAACCGGAAGTTTAAAAGCATCGCTCATAAGGTCGAAATCATCAGCGACTTCTTGGAAAGAAATTCCATAAGGAACGCTTCCCTCATCAGACCAAAATTCAATTTCGTTGTTTTCATCATAGAAAACTTCACGGATCGTGTAGTTATCCTCATTGAAAAGGCTACCATCCTTTTCGGCGGGTTCTAAAACAATACGATAATTCCAAGACATCTCTTTATCTCCTACATTGAAAGAATCGGTTGATATTGTGAACTTGGGGATTTCTCCCAAAGTGAACTCAAAGTTTACTGATGTGGCTTTTAAACCCATAGGAATCTCCTGTTGGTAGGCAAAACCAGATTACTTTTTGATTCGATCAATTTGATGACAAAGAAACTTTTAATGCGGCGCGGGCAATCTCATTAATCTGAGAAACAAGGTTGTCAGGCCATCGCTCCGATACATCGGCTATGCGTTCCAATTCATGCCGCAGCCGTTCATTCTCCGCCCGCAATTTTACAATTTCATCAATTGTAACCTTATCCGCATGGCGGCTATTAGGAGGGTACGGTCCTAACCATCCTTTTTTATTCGTCATTTGGCGGCTTTCTTTTTTAGTTCTGCATAATGAGAACAAGTTTCATAAGCCTCAACATCCAATGCCCGGCGGATATAATAAATGTAATCCCCCGTGGAACTGTTAAAATGGTTGTGAAGTTTGTCGTTTAAAGGGTTCATGCAGTTGCCCGTAACGTCCGGACCCACCCAAGGACGGAACCATTTGCAATTATCGCAAACCTTATCCAGCATTGGCTTCATCCTTAAAAAACTTTTCCAGACACACTTCGTAATCAGCAATTAAGCGATTGTGTACTTTTTCCAAAGTTTCAAATTTCCGCCGCCATACTTCGCATTGGGTTTCTGCTTCACGCCTTTGATCTTTATGAAACTTGATGGAATCCTTGTATTCTTTGGGTTTTAATCTGGCGGTTAATTCTTCAACCTGATCTTTTAACGCTTCATTTTCAGCGTATAACTGCAAGCCCAAAGCCCCCGCTTGATCGCTTTCCCGAAGCCCAGCCAACCGCGTATGACGAAGTTTATGGACTTCCCGGCGCAGTTCAATAACTGCCCGTGCCAATGATAGGCGGCCAGATGCCCAATATAATGCCCGCCAAAGCCAGTTGTCTTCACCTTCAATTTTTATCGCAACGGACCAAGGATCATAGCCGTCTGCGTTGCCGTAATTTCTTAAATCACTCAACCCGACAATTTTTGGATGTTCATCACGCATGGATTCACCTTTCATAAGAGCGCCTCAGGTACTTGCATTATTATCAACTTTTGCGATATAGTCAACGCAAAGGAGCCGAGTAATGAAAGCGATCAAGAACAAAAACCGCGTCGTCCCAACCGAAATAACCGAAACAAATCCTAAGGGGGCGGGGCCAAAACGAGGTCGAAAAAGAAAGATTCCTGATGACGATATGGTGCGCCGCACCGTCATGGGCCTCGCTAAACGGGGCAATACAATAGACGAGATCGCAGACATTGTCGGAGTATCGCGTGCGTGGCTTACGCGGGAGTATGGCCATGAAATTAAAAATGGGCGGCAGATCGCAGACGCTCTTGTCGTTGAAAACCTTTACCAGCAAGCCCTTAAAGACACTCCGTCCTCCATTAATGCGGGTATTTACCTGACCCGCGCCCGTATGGGATGGAAAGATAAGCCGGATTCGCAAGAATTTGCCCGCCCAAGTGTTGTTTTCAACTTTGGCGACCTATCTTATGAAGAACGCATTCACCTTATGAACCGCGTAAAGACCAAAATTGGCGGCCCACAAATCATTGAAGGTGAAGTTTATGAAGATGAAACCGACGAGTAGCCCAATCCTGCGGGCCAAAACCTTAGAAGAAGCAATTGATCAGTATCCTCAGGACGCCGTCCGGGAATTGGAAAGGCTTAATTTTGAAGAAAAAATGGTGGATTTTGTCGCGGGTGCTTGGAAATACATTGATCCAAACCCCTACCAGTACGGTTGGCATTTGGAAGCGATTGCAGAACACTTACAAGCGGTCACCAGAGGCGAAATCCGCCGATTGGTCATCAACGTCCCTCCCCGCACTTCAAAGTCCTCCATGGTGTCCGTATGCTTTCCCGCTTGGACTTGGTCACAGTCTGAGACGGGGCCATTGTCCGGTCCGCATGTTCAATTCTTGTATGCTTCCTACGCCCAATCCCTTTCCATCCGCGACAGCATCAAAACCCGCCGACTACTGGAAAGCCCTTGGTATCAAAAATACTGGGGAGACAAATACCAAATTACATCCGACCAGAACACGAAAGTTCGTTTTGATAATTCAAAAGGCGGATACCGTTTAGCAACATCGGTTGACGGCGCTCTGACGGGTGAAGGCGGCTCCATTATTGTGGTTGACGATCCGCATAACGCCAATGAAGTTGAATCTGATCTTGTCCGCCAAGGTACTTTGGAGTGGTGGGACCAATCCATGTCCACCCGTCTTAACGATCCTAAGACCGGTGCATATGTCGTTATTATGCAGCGGCTCCATGAATCCGATCTTACGGGCCACGTCTTATCCAAAGACACGGGGAACTGGGTTCATTTATGCCTTCCAATGCGTTTTGAACGCGACCGCCAATGTATCACGCAATGGTTTGTTGACGACCGTGAAGAAGGCGAGTTGTTGGTTGAAGGGCGTTTTGGCGAGGACGAAGTCAAAAGCCTTGAAACAAGCCTTGGGCCATTTGCGGCGGCTGGACAGCTTCAGCAGCGGCCAAAACCAAAAGGCGGCGGTATTATCAAACGCGAATGGTGGCGGCTGTGGGATGAAACCATTGCGGGTGCGCAGGGTCTTCGTAAAACCGTGTTTCCCCCCTTTGAATACGTCATTGGTTCATTGGATACAGCCTATACGACCAAACAGGAAAACGATTACTCCGCTTTAACAATATGGGGAATCTGGCACGACAGAGACGATAACCAACGCATTATGCTTATTTATGCGTGGCAAGATCGTCTGGAATTTCCGGAACTGGTTAAAAAAGTACTTAAACTATCCAATGAATTTAAGTTGGATAAACTTTTAATTGAGTCCAAGGCGGCTGGCTTGTCTGTTGCGCAGGAACTAAGAAACCATTTTGCCCGTGAAAACTGGGGCATTCAGCTTGTAGACCCCGGCAGAGGCGATAAAGTAGCCCGTACTTATGCTATTCAGCATTTGTTTGCGGAAGGAATGATTTACGCTCCGGATTATGAATGGGCTGAAAAGGTCATTGATCAGGCGGAATCTTTCCCACGCGGCGCACATGACGACTTGGTTGATAGTATGACCCAAGCATTGTCACATTTGCGTGTTATTGGTTTTGCGCGTAAACCTGTAGAAATAGTAGCTGAAAAAACTGAATCTATGCTATATAAGTCGTCAAAGATTTCGCAACTTTACCCGGTGTAGCCCATGCCATTAGCCCCTATGAACATACGGCAGACCCCCGTTTTGGGTAGTACTCCGGACGATTTTGGCGCAATCGACATGGATATGTCGGCTGAAGGCAATCTTAAAACGGAAGTAAATCCAAAATCTCCATATGTTAAGGTGGAACTTCCGGATGGTTCCGTAACCATTAGTTTTGGTGCGCCAGAGCAAACGGATAATGGCGACGATGATTTTCATGAAAACCTTGCGAAACGGATTAACCCGTCAACGCTTGGGATGATCTCGTCTGATCTTATCCGTTTGATTGAACAAGATAACGAATCCCGCGCTGAATTGCTGGAACAGTATAAAGCTGGCCTTGATTTGCTGGGAACCAAGATTGAGCAGCCGCGTTCCAACGCTTCTGATGGTTCTACGGCGGTAGAAGGGCAAGCAACTGTTCGCCATCCGTTGCTTTTGGAATCAATTGTGCGGTTCCAAGCCAATGCGCGTGGAGAATTGCTGCCTTCTGGCGGTCCCGTCAAGATTCGTAATGACGGATTGAGCAGCGCCAACATTGATGCACAGGCTGCGGCATTTGAGCGGGACTTTAACCATTATCTCACGGTGACCGCATCTGAGTATTATCCGGATACGGAGCGCATGTTCTTTGCGCTGGGTTTTGGCGGCACTACCTTTAAAAAGGTTTACTACTGCCCAATCCGCCGTCGTCCAGTATCGGAGTTTGTCAGCATTCCGGAAATCATTATCTCCAATGCTGAAACAACCGCTACGACTGCGCAGCGCATTACTCACGTTATTAAGATGCCGCCAAGCACCCTGAAAAGGCTGCAACTGGTAGGAATGTACCGTGATGTGCCTCTTTCCAGCGCCCAACCACCCAAAATGAACGTGGTGGAAGAAAAAATCCAACAAATGCAGGGCGTAATACCCAATAACCTTGCAAGTACGGATAACCAATTACGTGAAATCTACGAATGCTATTGTGAATTGGACATTCCGGGATTTGAACACGAAGACAACGAAGGGCCAACAGGGCTTCAACTTCCATACCGCGTAACGATTGATAAGACCTCAACGGAAATTTTGGAAATACGCCGTTGGTGGAAAGAAGATGATGAACAGTGCCTCCGTCGCCAAGTCTTTGTTGATTTTATATTTGTACCCGGCTTCGGTTTTTACGGTTTGGGGCTGCTTCACCTTGTGGGTAACACCACAATGGCGCTTACGGCTGGCTGGCGTATGTGCATTGATAACGGGATGTTTGCGAACTTCCCCGGATTTTTATATGCAAAACAAGCTGGTCGGCAAAATACCAACGAGTTTCGCATTCCTCCCGGCGGCGGCATGCCAATTGATACGGCTGGCGGTCCAATTCAGTCTGCCGTTATGCCATTGCCTTATCGCAGCGTGGACAGCCAGTTCCTGAACCTTATCCAATTAATGGAAGCCAGCGGCCAGCGTTTGGCTTCTACAAGCGAAACAAACGTTGGTGAAGGCAATGCCGAGGCTCCGGTAGGTACAACCATTGCGTTGATTGAACAGGCCCAGAAAGTCATCTCTGCGGTTCATAAGCGCATGCATGCGGCCCAAGCCCGTGAGTTTAATTTGCTGAAAGATTTGTTCCGTGAATGCCCTGAAGCATTCTGGGAAAATAACAAATATCCATCGTATCAATGGACGCCTGAAACGCTGACTGATGCTTTGGATAACATCAACCTTGTTCCAATGGCGGACCCAAACACGCCGTCTCAATCGGTTCGCATTCAGAAAGCTATGGCAATTAAGCAATTGCAACAGGCCAATCCTGAATTGTATGATCCACGAAAAGTGGATGAGCGTATTCTTACGATGCTTGGAATTGAAGATGCGACGGATTTGTTTAATCCTCCAATGCCGCCTCAAGCCGCTCCTCCTGATCCAATGATGATTGTTGCGCAAGCCAAGATGATGGATGCGCAAAGTCGTCAGGAAGAAGTTCAGATTAAAAAGGTTGAGGCTCTGGCTGATATTCATCACAACAATGAAGATCGCGCCAGTAAGGAACGTATTGCCAGAGGTGAACAGGCTCCATCAGGCTTGCATGACCCAGAAATGATTATGGCTCAAGCAAAAATGATTGACGCGCAAGCAAAAATGGCAGAAGTTAAAGTTAAGGAAGTAGACTCGGCGGCTGATGCTCAGAACCGTACTAAAGACAGAGAAAGCAAAGAACGGATAGCTATGTTACAGCTTGCCCGTGAAATTGCAGTTCACCCAGAGAGCGCCTCTCAGGCTGAACAAATAGTAAAACCTGAGGTTAAGGAATTGAGAGACAATTCCTAATTGATGCTGGACGCAGCACGGAGCAAGCAGATGACGCATTACAAGAGCGAAGCCAAGTCGGCCTCTTCCGCTAAAATGAAGCGGATGGGTTTGCACAAAGAACACAAAACTCCTACCTTTGATGGGTTCCATTCTTGGGATGGCGAACCGGGTTTGGACAGCGGCAACGCTGGGAAAATGCCGATTACGAAATCAAAGTTTAAACGTGGCGGCAAAGTTGCCCACGTTGAAGGCAACAAAGCCAAGCATCACCTTGGTAAAAAGCCTCGTTCGCATAAAGATGGCGGCGGTGCTGTTCCTTTGCCTCACCCCGGCCAGCGCCGTGAGCCTGTTCCTTTGCCTCCTCGTCGTTCTATGGTTGATGAGTTTGAGGCTGAAAACCCATATGAAATGCCAGATTTGGGAACTTCGCGGTCAACAAACGCCCGTGGTGGTATGATTGGTGCGACCCCTTCTCAGCGCAAAAAGATTGTTGGCGCATTGGTTTCGCGTAAGAAAAAAGAAGGAATGTCTACGGCTATTCCTAAGGGTTTTGGCGTTCCACGCGATATTAAGGCTCCGATTGGCGCATTGTCCCCAATGAAAAAAGGCGGTCGCGCCCATCATCGCCATGAAGATGAAGCAGAAGATCGCGCATTAATTCGCAAAGAAGTTAAATCTTCTGCGTTAAAACATCGTTCGCATAAATATGGCGGTGGTCCTATCACTTCGCAAAACCCAATGATGAATATGGGTGCGCAGGGTCAGGCTTATAATCCATTGCACATGGGCATGAACCCCGGCGCTAATGGCGGCGATTTCATGAAATATATTCAAAGCATGAGGAACAATCCTCAGCCTAATTTTGGAAGTGGTATGGGTGGAAGGCTTGTTCCTCCCGGTGGTGGTGGCCCAGAATTGGCTCCTCCTGTTCTTCCGCAAAACAGCACCTATGGTCAGTATGGCCATCCCGGTGGTGGCCCAGAGTTGGCTTCGCCTGTTCTTCCCCCCAATAGCTTGTTTAGCCAGTATGGTCATCCCGGTGGTGGGCCAGAAGTTGCTCCTCCACAAGTCCCCGGCATGGGCAACCAAGGTTCTACTTTGGTAGGAACACAACAGTTGCCGGGCGCTATGGGTGGTTCTTCTGCTCCCCAGCAAATAAGCTATTTTAGTGGCGGCCCATCTTCTCCAACCCCTATTAATGGTGGGTTTAATAGCCCTTCTTACAACCCATACAATATGCCAAGGCAAACAGGTGGGCGCGTTCAACGCGCAACTGGTGGACGTACTAAGGCTGGCAAAACCAATGTTAACATCATTATTTCGCCGCAATCAGGACAAGGGCAGCAACCTTTGGGTGCTGGTGTTGGAATGGGTCAGCCTCCTGTCCCGCCAATGATGCCTCCAATGCCTCCACAGGGAATGCCTCCAATGGGCGGTATGCCTCCTCAGGGTATGCCACCACAAGGAATGCCTCCAATGCCTCCGGGCGGCGGCGGTGGACCGTTCAAAAAGGGCGGTCGCGTAGGAATGCCCAAATATCAGGAAACTGAATATGGGTCTGGCTCCGGACTAGGTCGTCTGGAAAAACGTAAGTGGCCCAAAGCAAATGGGACACCGTAAGGAGTAACATGGCGTCACTTGACTTGCTTCTGTACCGCAAATTGCAGGAGCGCATTGAAGAGGAAAAGCAGAACCTTTCAGAGAGCATTCTGGCAGGTTCTGCACAAAACTACGAGGAATACAAAAACCGTGTTGGGTATCTAAAAGGATTATCCGACGCACTTATCTGGGCGAAAGAGACGATGGATGACATCGTCGGCATTAATCAAAAAGCGAGATAAAATGAAAACTGCTAATATGAAAATGCTCCATGTCGGTGACCCGGCAGAGGAGTTGAAAGCTGCAATTGGTGATATTTCCAAAGTGCAGGTTTACAATAACAACATTCTCTGCGCTGTTTATAAGCGTCCAGAGCGCACTAAATCAGGCATTTTCCTTTCTGACAATACCCGCAAAGAAGATGATTATCAGGGCAAGGTAGTTCTTGTTTTGAAAAAAGGTCCTCTTGCTTTTGTGGATGACGACCGCACTGCGTTTGCTGGTCAGGATGTTGAAGTAGGCCAGTGGATTGTTCTTCGCTCCTCAGACGGCTGGAAACTGAATATTAATGGCGTTCTTTGCCAGATTATCCAGGATGTTAACGTCAAATTGGCTATCCCAGAGCCAGACACAGCGTACTAAGGGGGCATAAATGTCAGATTTAGAAGCAATTGAAGTCACCGTTAAGTCTCCTGTGCCGCTTCCGGTCAAGGATGACTACGATTTAGGTGCTGATCCTGTTGCAAAAACGGAACCAGCAGCAGAACCAGTTAAACAACCGGACGAAGGTGTTGAACTTCTTCGCCGCCAGTTGGATGAAAAGCGTCGTGAAGCTGATGAAGCCCGCCTTGCACGGGCGCAAGCTGAAAAATTTGCACACGAAGCAAAGCAAGAGGTAAAAACTTACCAAGTTCAGGCTCAGGATAACCAGTTAACGGCATTTGTTAACGCAATTGCCAGCTTTGAACGTGATGCGGAGATGTTGGAGCGTGATTATGCTGCAACTTTGGCGGAAGGTGACTACGGCAAGGCTGCAAAACTGCAACGCCAGATGTCTCAGGTCGAATCCCGCCTTATGCAATTGGCCCAAGGCAAGGAAGCAGTCGAAGAAAAGTTGAATTATGAACGGCAAATGCTTGAACAACAGCGCCGTCAGCCTCAGCCACGCTTTGAACAACAGCCTTCTGACCCTATTGAGGCTCAAATTGCAGCTGTTAAAAGCCCAACGTCGCAAGCATGGCTTCGTTCACACCGTGATGTGCTGGCGGACCCTGATAAAACGGCTCTTATGACTGCTGCACACTACGAAGCGATTGCTAGGAAGATTCAACCTGACAGTCCAGAGTACTTTGCGCACATTGAAACCCGTGTTTACGATGGTGAACCGCAACAAGCACCTGTTTCTCAGGTTCGTCAGCGTCAAGCTATGGCGGCTGCACCTGTTTCACGGTCAAATGCTGCTCAAACCTTCCGTTCAGGCCAGACCGTAACCATGACATTGACGCCAGCAGAGCGTGATCACGCTATGGCAATGGATATGACGGATGAAGAGTACTTGGAAGGTAAACTTTATCAGATGAACAAGCGTGCGATGGGGTAAACCATGACAGATCAACCTAAACGTGGACCCGGACGCCCCGCAAAATCTCCAATTATTGAAATGGTGGAAGAAACAATGAACGATTTACGCAATTCAGCCGACACCGAAGTCGAAGCACCTCTTGTTTCCCGTGGTTTGCGGGAAGCTGCCATCCGTGCGGAAGAACTTCGCAACCAAATGCGCAATGATAACTTCGATGCATCCATGCATGATGAGTTTTACATTGACCCACGCAAGATTCCGGAAGGATGGGACTACAATTGGAAGCGTGAAAGCATTGCTGGCATGACGGATCAGGAGCATATGATCGAAATGCGTGGCGTTGGCTGGGAACCAGTTGATGCAAGGCGGCATCCTGAGATGATGGCGATTGGTTATGTAGGTCCAGTACGCCGTAAGGGCATGATTTTGATGGAACGCCCATCGGAAATTACCCGTATTGCAATGGATCGTGAACTTGCAACGGCCCGTGAAGTAGTCGCGTCAAAGGAACGTGCATTGGGCATGACTCCGTCAGGTACTTTTGAACGTGATCACCGCAGGACTGGCGTAAACAAGTCATACGAACCAATGAGTATTCCTCGTTCCTAATAGAAAGGCCCCTTCGGGGGCCTTTTTTATTACCTATTGCAAGGCGTCAATTGTGATGCTATGAATATCAGATAACTCCGCTACGCGCCGTAGTGGGCTTCCCCTCGTTGGTTACAAAAAGACGCGCTGTCTTAGATGTAACCTACCGAAAAGGAGCAACCTATGGCGAACACTCTTGCGCCCAATGGTTTCCAGCTTGCTGGCTTTCTGGACGGACGCACTGGTTCTTTGGGTCAGTCGACGTATCAGATCACTAGCGGTTATACTTCCAATATTTTCTCTGGCGACCCCGTACAGATTTCTGGCGGCTATGTAATTGCTGGTGCTGCTGGTGCTGCCGCAGTTCTTGGCGTTTTCGTAGGCTGCGAGTTCTACAACGCTTCGGTTAACAAGGTGACTTGGTCCCCTTATTGGCCAGCCAGCCAGACCGTTCCATCGGGAACCGTCATCACCGCTTACGTCATTATCGACCCACAGGCTACCTTCAAGGTTCAGTCGTCGGGTTCTGCTGCTGTTACTCAGGCTCAGGTCAATTCGAATATTGACTATGCCGGTAATTCGCCAGCTTCGCCAACCAACACCCAGCTTTTGTCGGGTCAGTCGACGGCTTATGCTAACCAAGCGAACATCAGCACTTCGGTCACGTATGCATTCCGCATTCTTTCTCTGGTTACGTTCCCACCGGGAGCAAATGGCACTGACACGACGACGCCTTACAACAGCATCATCGTTGGTTTCAACAACCAGACCTTCCGCATCACTGCTGGTTCATAAGGAGTAGGCTCAAATGGCTGTCAATCTTAGTCAGATTCGTGACCTTCTCCTCCCCGGTTTGCGGGGCGTGGAAGGCAAATATAACATGATCCCAAGCCAGTACGACAAGGTGTTTGAAATCACCAAGTCGAACATGGCTCTGGAACGTACCGCTGAAATGCGCTACCTCGGTCTTGCACAGTTGAAGACCGAAGGCGGCAATACTCAGTTCGATAACGCCGCTGGCGAACGTTATGTTTACAATCAGGAACATAACGAAATTGCCCTCGGTTACGCGATTACCCGTAAGGCAATCGACGACAACCT